TGGAGCGTCACGACCCCATCGGAGGCGGTCACCCGCAGCTCGTAGGCGTCGGCCACGGGATCGCGATTCAACGCCTCCTTCACCTTCTTCGAGAGCAAGGCGTCGTCCGCCTCGAACTCGATCGCAACTCGCGTGGTGATCGTGTAGATGTTCACGCCCCGCAGGATGTCGCGGTCCTTGTCGATGCGGATGTCCCGATGGATCCCGAACACCAGGTTCTCGCGCGGCGTGAGGAACCCGTAGCTCAGGTCGGTCCCCACGAACCCATCCACGCCCTCCAGGTCCGTCGGGATGCCCGGCACGGCCACCACCGGTACCCCCATGTAGGGCGGCGCGGCCACGCTGGTCAGCGCCTGATCACCCAGCGAGGTCGCGCGGTCGCTGAAGCTATCGTGCCAGTCCTGCACGCCCTCGGGCGCGAAGTAGAACCGCAGCTCGCCGTGGTTGCGCTTGTGGCGGTTCGGCAGCGCCTTGTACATCGCCGCCAGCCCGTCCTTGCTCAGCGTCGCGCCTTCGAAGTCCACGGTGTGGCCGTCCTCGGCCAGCACCCGCCAGCCGTCCAGCCCCTGCAGGAAGCTGTCCTGCGAGGTGGTGTCGCCCTGGATCGCCAGCTCCTCCAGGTCCGTGGCGGTCTGTCGCGCCATAACCCGGATCACGGTCTCCTCGAGGTTCCCGCGCGCGATGCTGTCCTCGAGCGCCTCCATCGTGATCTCGAAGGGCGTGATGATGTCCACGGCCGTGAGCGTCACCTTGGAGAACGCGGCCTCGCTCAGCGACTCCGGGGCCACGCCCTCGCTGCGCAACTGGCTGACACGGCCGCCGGTCGCGATCTTGTCCAGCTCCATGACCGCACTGCGCATGCGCACCACCCGCGCGTCGCGCAGCATGACCGACGTGTCCAGCGACATGTCGATGAAGCGGCTGGCCTGGCCGGTGGTCAGCAGACCCCCATCCGCGAGACTCGTCGTATCGATTGCCTTCTGCAGCATCTCCTCCTGGCCCAAGGCCAAGCACTCCCTTTCACCCGTGATCTCCGCCCACCCATCGATCTCACTTGCCGTGCCGTTCATGGAGAGGCCGGACCCCGTTCCGGCCTGCGCCCTCGCCGTCCGCCGTTGCCGTTCGGAGCGACGCATCTTCAGATGCGTCGGTCGTCTGCCGTTGCCGTTGGAGAGGCCGACCACCGTGTCGACCTGTGCCGTTGTCGCCGTTGCCGTTCGGCAGTTGCCGTCCCGTGGCTCGGGCAGTCCTGCCCGTGCGCCGTTGCCGTCTGCCGTTGCCGTTCCCTGCCGTTCCCCGTCGTTGACTGTCGTTCTCTGCCGTGGACTGTCGTGATCACACGACCCCGCTCCACAGCCCCCCATCCACCCGACTCTCCTGCCCCGCCAGCGCCTGCGATGCTCCCGGAGCCGGCTCCTCCTCGGCGGCCGTTTCCTCGGCCCCGCCCTTCGCCAGCGCATCCAGCGCCTCGCGCACCTCGGCCAGCGCGGCCTCGACGTCCTTGCGCAGCTCCGCCAGCTCCGTCAACTCATCCGCCGCCGGCTCCTCTGCCTCGCCCTTCCCGAAGGGCCACAGGCTTCGCGCCGCCCCCATGACCCGGTCCGCGGCCTTGGCCAGCGCCGCCAGGTAGGTATCCGGATTCGCCGCCGCCCCCGGCCGGCACACCGCCACGTGATCCAGCTCGACGTCGTCGATGTAGCGCACCTGCCGCCCGGCCTCTTCGTCGTAGCGCCAGAACGCCTTGGTCACCCGCCCGCCCACGCTCAGCCCGTAGCGCCGCCCGCTCAGCACCTTCGCGAACAGCTTCTGCGCCGCCGGGTTGGACCGATCCAGCCGTCCGGCGACCCGGAACTCGTCGTCATCCGCCCAGGCCTCCTCGATCACCCCCAGCTCCTCCAGCGGCCCCGCGCCATGCGCCGGCAGCAGGTCCACGCTCGTGTACCCCGCCATCTTGCGGATCGCGTTCGGTGTCATCCGCTCCTGCTGGCGATCCAGCCGCGTCGAGGACGCCACCCCCTCGAAGCGCAGCTCGCCCTCCTCGTCCTCCCAGACCTTGCACAGCGGCATGGTCACCGCGAACCGCCCCGTCTCCTCCGTCGATGCCATCGCCTCACCTCCACATCCCGTCTGTGCCACTACTGCGCGCTCTCCGCCACCGGGCCGCCCGTCTCCAGCGGTTGCAGGCCCTGTCGCGCGCGGATCTCATCCACCGTCCACACACCGATCCCCGCGTAGATCCTCGCAATCTGTGCCTGCTGCAACTCCTCGGTCAGGTCCATCTCCTGGAAGCGGAATTCCCAGTCGCGGATCCCCACCTGCTCCCGGATCATCCTGTTGAGCTGGAACTCGATGCGCCGCTGTTCCGGCCCCACCACCTGTTCCCGGAAGGTCTTGTCCTGGTCGGTGCTGTTCGCCAGGTTCGCGTTCTCGACGATCGTGATCTTGCTCGGCGGCACCCGGTGCACCATCAGGATCTCGTCCCGGTTGGCCCGCCGGAAGTTCAGGAACGCCGCGTCCTCCCCATCCGCCTGGCTCAGTCGCTCCAGCCGCAGCCTCGTCTCTCCGCCCGGCACCTCCAGCACCAGCGTCTTGTGCGCCTGACCCTTGATCTCGCTCTCCATAAACCGCCGGATCTGGCGCAGCAGCTCCTTCGACATCTGCCCGCCCTCGACGATCACCGCCATGCGCGGCACCGCGTTGTGCTCGAAGAAGCTCACGTTGTACTCCGCCGCCGCCCGATCCCCCGCCACCGCGCTCACCGCGGGCAGGATGTCCGGCACCCCGTAGTAGGTGGACTGCGGCGTGTACTTGCGGAAGTGCAGGATCTCGTTGGGCGTCTCCCCCGTCTCCTCGTCTTCGACCGCCTCCGTCCCCAGCGCCCGGAAGCGCCGCTTGCGCCCATCGCGGATCTGCACGAACCCCTGCCGATCCGGCCGCACGCGCACCGTGGTTGCGGGCACATGGTAGAACCCATCCACCTCGTCCGCGCCGTTGCGCGAGATCTCCAGGTAGCCGTTCCCCACGGTCTCCACGTCGGTCCAGGTGGCACGCATGACCTCGGTGAAGGTCATCTCGGGGTTGCACGCGCTGAAGAGCCGTTCGAGCGCCTCTCGCTGCTTCCTGTCCGCCTCCGCCCGCACCGGCACGAACCGGTGGCCCAGCCCGACGATGTTAGTCGTCTTGGCATCCACGCAGGCCTTGTGCGTCGAGTTGATCTCGTATAGCTCCGCCAGCGCGGTGAGCGAGTACGGCGGCTCGACGACCTCCCCATCGGCGTAGCTCTGCCGCCAGCCCTCCTCGGGCAGTTGCTGGCTGTGTCCCCGCGTGGCATCCCCGCCGACGACATGCGCCTTGATCAGCGTGTCATCCATCCCGACACCTCCCGCAAAGCACACGGGGCGCCCTCATCGAGCGCCCCGGTGCCGTGTGCCATTGCCGTTCGGAGCGGCCGGGCTTCAGACCGGCCGTGTCGTTGCCGTTGCCGTATGCCGTTGCCTTTGCCGTTCGGGCGTTGCCGTTGTGCCCCCGACGCCCACGTCGGGGGTCGGCCCGGAGGGCCGAAGCCGTCGCCGTCCGCCGTTCAGACTACGACCCCCGTCACTTCCCCTCCACGCCAACCCGCCACCGCCTCACTTACCGCCCCTGCGACCGCATCCGCCACATCCTTCGAGCCCCCCTGCCGGTGGTCCACCTTGCACCCTCGCACCAGCTCCAGGCCCTTGCACTCCTCGATCAGCGCCTGGTGCCTTGGCCAGCGCAGCCGCCCTTGCGTCAGCACTTCCTTCAGCGTCTCATATGCCGCCAGCGTCCGGTCCACCGACACCAGCTTCACGCTCAGCCCTTGCCGCCGCAGGATCTGTCGGCTGTCCACGCTCTGGTAGCCGTCGTAGCTCACCTGCGCGATCGGCCAGCCCGCGCGCGCCAGCGCCACCACCAGCTCCCGCACCCCCGCGAACTCCACCTCGCCCCCCTCGGGCGGTGTGACCCGATGGATCAGCTCCACCACCACCAGCGGCGCCCGCCCGCCCTCCGATCCCGGCTCACAGTGCGCCATCGCCAGCCCGCACGCATCCCGCTTCAGCCCCAGGTCCACGTGCACGTAGCGTGGCCAGCGTCCCCGCACGACTCCGGTGCGCACCCGCCCGTCCGCATCCACCGCTGCCTCGAGGCCCTCGTCCACCGCCCGCTCCAGCACATCGCTGTCCGGCAGGAAGGGCGTGAACGCCTCCGCCGGTCGCGCCGCCAGGTCGCGCAGCGCGCGCATCTGGTTCCGCGCGAACTCCGCCCGGTATTCCACCGGCACCGCCAGGCCCTCGCACTCAAAGGTAGCCCCGCAGTACCGCCCCTCCGGCTTCAGCTCCCAGCTCGCCTTGCGCGAGGCGTAGATCCCCGGGTTCGTCTTCGCCTCTTCGAGCTTGCGTTCCAGGAAGTCCCCGCGGTGCCGCGGCGAGGAGATCATGACCAACAGGCCTGCATCGAGGAACCGGCTGCGGATGCGCCGTTGCAGCGCGTTGTAGATCTCCTCGGCCGCATCGTGCCGACCGCCCTGCGTCTCCGGCAGCCAGCTCGCCTCGTCGATCACCGCCCCCAGCACGTTGTACCCGAGCGCGTAGGTCTCCGCCGAATTGCCCGAGATCACCACCACGTCTTTGGGAAAGCGCAACTCCCGCTGCAGCACCTTCGGCGCGTAGCGCTCGAACCACGGCGACCGCTGGATGCGCCCCAGGACCTCGTTGAACACCACGCGCCGTGCCTGTTCGCTGTTCGTGGACATGTTGAGGAAGCTGATCGTGCTTCCCCGTCCCAGCCCATAGTGCCCTTGCGGGTCCTCCAGGCACAGCGTCCGATGGAGCTGGTAGCTGATGGCCAGGCTCGCCGCGTATGACTTCCCCGCCCCGATCCCCCAGCACAGTGCCGCCTCGTTGTAGTCCCCCTCGAAGATCTCCGCCAGCACCTTGACGATCTTCGGGTAGGCCTCGTCGGCCAGCCCCAGGTAGTTCGCTCCCATCACGAACTCCGTGACTTCCGCCGGCTCTTGCTCGTATCGAGCGTCATCTCTCGTGGGCACGTGATCGCCCCCCGTGCCGTGAGCTGTCCGCGCTCGCTCTGCCTCCTCATACTCCCAGGCCGTTGTAGGGCGCGGACCTGTGCCACGCCTGCCGTTGCCGCCGGCGTCTGCCGATCCGTTCCCTCCATTAACATAGGAACCGGAGCCGCCATCGGTGTGTATCGTTTCCGCTCGACCCAGCACGTATCTCTCCCGGGCGGCCGTGACCGCGCCCATTGCCCTGCCTCCATCATCACGCCACTGACGTCATACTTTCATACCGCAGGAGGCCTGCTTGGGCGCCATCGACAACTGAAAGCCCCGATATTGATTCCACTCAGATCGATTCGTGAGCCAGTACCGAGGCGTCCTTGAATGCGCCTTGTGCCGCGTATGATATTGTTAACGTGCTTCCCGCGGGGCCGACTCGCCGGAAGTGCCGCATGGCTGGACGTCCCGTCCGCAAGTGCTTGACTGGCTGAGGGGTTCTAGTGGGCGTCAAGCACGAATCACTGTACGGCTGGATCCGAAGTGTCGTCAGCCTCACGGCGCTGACCACCGTGGCGGTGGCTACGTTGTTGCGCGTTGCCCCCCCACAGTCGGTCTCCGCTGCGGGCGATCCCGTGCGTCAATACCCCGCGGTCGTCGCGGCCATCGGTCTGGCTGACGAGCTGCCACCAGGCTCCGTCCTCGCCACCTATGTCTACGCCCTGGGCTACGGAGCTTTGGAGCGCGTCACTGGAGCCCTGTACCCCGGGACCTCCGCGCTCGACTTCTGCGTCGGCTTCATGCGCAACCCCGGCGTCTTCGTCGGTCTCGCTCGCTTCGCCACCGCCGCAGCCGGAGTACTCGCGGTCTGCCTGCTCTACGTTCTCCTCGCGCGTCTCATTGACCCCTGGACGGGGATCGCCGCTGCACTCCTGCTTGCCATCCACCCCGCCGCCGTGACCCTGAGCCGCTCGCTCACCTCCGACGTCTTCTGCCTGGTCTGCCTGCTCGGCGGCCTGATCGTCTTCCTCGGAGCTGCGCGCGGCTCCATGCGCCTTCTCGATTTCCTCCCGGCCGGGCTGCTCCTCGGCTTCGCGACCGAGGCCATGCCCGTCGTCTGGCTGGCCGTGCTCGCCCTGCTTGGCTGGCTTGTGGCCGCCGCGCCCGCGTCCCGGCGCGCCCATGCTCTGCGCGCGGCCGCCATCTGCGGCGCCGCCTTCGCTCTCGCCGCGCTGACCGTGGCTCAGCACCTCGACGTGGTCTTCGTCACGCTGGTCCGCGCTGGCGTGGCCGCTATCGTCGGCGCCGCCGCCATGGAGCTGCTCCGCCATCTCCGCGACAGCATGCCTCGGCACGCGTGGTCGAGCCTGATCCTCACCGGGTCATTGCTCGTCTCGGTGGCCGGACTGTCCACCCCCGGCGCGCTCTATGCTGAGGCCGTCAGCGATCCGTGCGTTTCCGCCGCCGACTGGATTGCGGACAACCTGCCGGAGGGTGTCGTGGTTGGGTTGGACGCGCGGCTTGTCGATCGCGTCGTCATCCCGCGTACCGAGGAGAGCTGGCGTCGCGAACTCGCCATCCCCGAGCCCCATCGCCCCCACTCTCTCCCGCGCATCGCCGCCGGGATCAAGCTGGCCGCCGCTGTCGATGAACCCACTTGGGATGTCCACCTCCTCACGCCGCTGGAGGGGCGCCCCCTGGAACTCGGGGATCTCCTGGGCCGCCCCACGCGTTGCGACTACGTTGTCGTCCTCGACGCCCCACCCGGCAGCAGCCATATCGTGGATCTTGGCCTCTGGGTGGTCGCCCGGTTCCGGCCCACCACCGGTGCCGGGCCGGGCATCGCCATCTGGGGCGCAATGCCCGAGTCCGCCCCAACCCCGCCCCATCCCGTCCGCTGGCATATCGCTCAGGCT